AAACGTATAGCGCTGAACAGAGAAGAAATAAATGAAAATGAGCTACGCTTGGCTTTTGACAATACCCTTGGTACTGGTCGCGTATACTTATATGACCACTTCGGATCAACCCAAGTGGACCATCTACTGTCGCGAGTCAGGCATCTTGCAAAAGCCCTCGACTGCAAATGGATCATCCTTGACCATCTGTCAATCGTGGTCAGCTCAATGGAAGAAGGCGGTGATGAACGGAAGCTCATTGACCGCACGATGACTCTCTTGCGAACGCTCGTGCAAGAGACTGGCATAGGATTAATAGTTGTCAGTCATCTTCGCCGTCCTGAAGGTAAAGGACACGAAGAAGGAGCGCAAACATCGCTTAGTCAGCTCCGTGGATCACATTCCATAGCTCAGTTATCAGACTTTTGTCTTGGGCTAGAACGGAACCAGCAAAACGAAGAGACACGTAATCAGACAATAGTAAGAGTTCTGAAAAATCGTTTCTCTGGTGAGACTGGTGTAGCTGGCACGTTGTTCTATGACGTGCAGACTGGGCGTTTAACTGAAGTACCTCAAACCTCTGGAGACTTCTGATGAGTGAAGACCTTCTCTTTCACATGGCTGAGACAGCATGTGTGCGTGCTTACCAAAACAAAGACTGGGAAGCTATTCACCAGCATCTTCAGAAACTGACTAACAAGATTGAACACAACGGTTGGAAAAGGAAAACAGGAATGACGCAGATAGATAAGATCATCAAGCACATGCAGAAGACTGGTTCGATTACTGCTCGTGAAGCTTACATCGATTACGGTATTCAGAACTTTTCTGCTCGCTTGGCTGAAATAAAAGAAGCTGGTTATCGTTTGGTGCGTGCAGCTAAGGTACATCCTACAACTGGTCAGAAGTATTCTCGTTATTACCTCGCTGGTAAGAAGCGCTAATGCCTAGAGGAAAAAAGAAAGAACCTGCATGTCCGTCGGACTCCACCACGCCCCAGAAATCATCGCAGCAGTCCTCTTCTTCATCATCATGGGACTCATCTGGTTCACCCATAGGAACATGCTTGACATGTAAGTTTAGCAAACCGCTTCCATATGATTTCTCTGTTGAATGCACGCTGAAACTTCCACCACAGTATGTTGCCTCTCGGCGACCAATTACTATGGTTTCTGACGTCTGTTCGCTACATCAACCTAAGTGAGGTGCTATGCGGCTCGTATTTGATTTAGAAGCAAACGGCTTGTATTACGATGCGAGCCTCATTCACTGCATCGTGTGTAAAGATGTAGACACTGGAGACCTACACAAGTTTGAACCTTCTCAGGTTGAGCAAGGTCTCCGTCTTTTGATGAAGGCTGACTGCATCATAGGTCATAACATTATTGCCTATGATCTCGCCCTAGCATCAAAGCTGTATCCTTGGTTCAGTGTTCCTCGCGACAAGGTTACAGATACGCTAACTCTGTCTCGTCTCGTTTTCTCCGATCTTAGTGACCAAGATCACGAGATGAGGGCTCAGATTGAAGGTAAGCTTATAGGCTCACACTCTCTGAAAGCGTGGGGTCAGCGTCTTGGATGTTTCAAGTCTGAATATGAAGGAGGATTTGATACATTCAGCGAGGAAATGCTTGCATACAACGTGCAGGACGTGGAGGTCACAGAAAGACTGTACAGACACTTGCTTAAGCAGGAAGCTCTCTCTGAACGTGCTAGTCGCTTGGAACACGATGTTCAATGGATTGTAGCACAGCAAGAGCGTCACGGCTTTGCGTTTGACGTGAAGGGTGCGGAGGAGCTTACGGCACGTCTGATGATTAGACGTGGGGAGCTTGAGGGTGAGTTACAGGACACGTTCAAACCGTGGGAGCAAGACCTTGGTGAGTTCATCCCAAAAGTAAATAATGCCAAGCGTGGTTATGTTAAGGGCGTGCCGACGAGGAAGACTAAAGTTATTGTCTTCAATCCCGGCTCACGTCATCACATAGCTAACCGGCTGAAGACTTTGCGTGGGTGGAAGCCCAAAGAGTTTACTCCTGATGGCTCTGCCAAGGTAGATGAAAAAATCTTATCTAAACTAAAATACCCCGAAGCTCGGTTACTGACCGAGTACCTTCTTGTTCAGAAGCGGTTGGGGATGATAGTAGAAGGTAAGAACTCTTGGCTTAACATGGTTCGCGATGGACGCATACACGGAGAGATAATCACAAATGGTGCTGTTACTGGAAGAGCTACTCACCGCAATCCAAACGTGGCGCAAACCCCTGCGGTAAAGGTTCCGTATGGGAAAGAGTGCAGATCGTTGTTCTCTGCTGACAGAGGCGATGTCCTTGTAGGTGTCGATGTGAGCGGTCTTGAACTACGTATGCTAGCTCACTTCATGTCGAAGTGGGACGATGGTGCTTACGGACGTGAGGTTATTAATGGCGATGTTCACACAGCCAACCAACTCGCAGCGGGCTTGGAAACGAGGGATCAGGCAAAGACCTTCATCTACGCCTTTTTGTACGGAGCTGGAGCTGCAAAAATTGGCTCAGTCGTTGGCAAAGGAGCAAAGGATGGGACAGTACTTAAGCAACGATTCCTCGAAAAAACCCCAGCCCTCAACCAGCTCATACGAGCCGTTCAAGCTGCCGCTAATCGAGGTTACTTGGTCGGACTGGATGGTAGGCATTTGCGCATTCGCAGCGCTCACGCTGCTCTCAACACTCTGCTCCAGTCTGCTGGTGCTTTGGTTTGTAAGCAGTGGATGGTTGAAGTTGACATGATGCTAACGCAACAGCAACTGTTAGATAAAGTACATCAGGTTGCGTGGATACACGATGAGTGCCAGTTTTCGTGTGATCCTGATATAGCCGATCAATTCGGTAAACTGGCTATAGACTGCATTAGGAAAGCTGGAGATGCCTTCAACATCAAAGTCCCGCTCACGGGCGAATACAAAATCGGCTCAAGCTGGGCCGACACACATTGAGATCGTATATTGGCTGGATGCTGTAGCGAGTAGTGGTTGGATAGATGCTGATGAACCTTTTGAAGCTGCTCCTTGTATCAGTGTTGGTTTTGTTTCTGAAACGAAAGCTTCGATAACAATTGCTGGTACGTATGGGGGTAACGAACGTAACAACCGAATGACTATTCCTAAAGGTATGGTTCTAAAACGTCAGAAGGTTAAATTCGTAGTATGAAAGTAGAACTACTCGATAAAATGGGAAGTGATGCTAGCGTTGCTAACGCTGCTCGCGTTTCTTTTGCTAAGCAGGTCGAAACTATCGATCCAGTAAAAGATGGCAAGCTGATCTCTTATCTAGCAAAACACAAACACTGGACACCGTTTGGACATTGCTTTGCATCGTTTAGGATCAAAGCTCCTATCTTTGTTGCTAGGCAGCTTGCTAAGCATCAGATAGGTTTGTGCTGGAACGAAGTATCTCGTAGGTACGTAGATCAGACTCCTGAGTTTTACAAACCTACGAAGTGGCGTGGTCGTGCTGACAATGTAAAACAAGGATCGTCTAGCGACGCAGCTCAGCTTCTATTGTTCACGCAGTTCTGCTTAGATAATTCAATCCCTGAAGCAATCCAGCTATACAACAGGCTACTTGATAGTGGCGTGTGTCCTGAGCAGGCACGGATGGTACTACCACAGTCGATGATGACTGAGTGGATTTGGTCTGGATCGTTAGCTGCGTTTGCTCGCGTGTGTAAACTCAGGCTCGATCCGCACGCACAACTAGAAACACAAGAAGTTGCAAATCACATAGCAGCTACTATGCTGCACTTGTTTCCTATATCGTGGAAGGCACTTATGAATGAAATTACTGATTGATGCCGACATAGTGTTGTACAAAGCTTGCTCTGCCGTTGAACGGGAGATCAACTTTGAAGACGATATGTGGGTTTTGTATACGGAAGAACACGAGGCTATAGAGGCGTTCAACGACAGTCTAAGGACGTTGCTTGAACTTGCTAACTTAGATAGCTACCTCCTCGCTTTCTCCGACTCTGCTAACTTCAGGAAGACACTGTATCCTGATTACAAAGGCAACCGTACTCAGCGCAAGCCGCTTGGCTTCAAAGCTATACGTGAGCGAGTGCTTGAACAACACGCTGAACATATCAAGACGCTCCCTAGCTTAGAAGCGGATGATGTTATCGGTATAACTGCTACGTGTGGTAAAGGTGAGTACATGATATGGTCTGAGGATAAGGATATGCGCCAAATCCCCGGACTGCATCTAACTCCTCTTGGACAGGCAGTCATTTACCTAGATGCTGCTGACAAATGGTTTTACACTCAGACACTCACTGGAGACGTTGCTGACAACTACAAAGGGTGTCCCGGCATTGGTCCTGTGAAAGCTGAAAAAATACTCAGCATCACTCCTTACTGGGATTCAGTTGTTGATGCTTACGTTAAAGCAGGATTAACTGAAGAGGACGCATTAACACAAGCACGCCTAGCTCGCATATTGAGGTGTGAAGACTGGAACGACGAAAAACAAGAGGTAAAACTGTGGGAAGCACCTACTACTGCGTGAAACAACCCGGCGAGTGCGACGGTAGCTGTGAAATCTGTCCAGTGTCTCCAACAAAATGGAAGGCACGATGCGCTCAAGAAGATGACTCTCACCTCTACAACGAAAACCCAGAGTATGATGGACAACTGAACATGTTCGATACAGCAATGTCTGAAGACTACGAATCTCCACCAAAGACATCCGCTAAAGGCGACAGTGTAGTCAAGCCACCTCATTACACGAAGTGGCCGATAGAGCCTATCAACTTCATCATGAGGAACAATTGTCCTTTCTGGCTTGGCAACGTCATCAAGTATTGCATGAGAGCTGACAGTAAGAACGGCATTGAAGACTTAAGAAAAGCACAGCGGTACATCGAGTTCCGCATTCGGCAACTAAACGGTGAAGTGGATTTGACATCATGATCACAGTTGAAAGCGACGGCTCAATAACTGAGTTTACAGTGTTGGCTGACAATCAGGAATATCAAGACTTAAAGATTGTCGTAAACCACGACGAAGCTGTGCTCAGCGTACTTCAGTATGAACATCCAGATGACCATGATGATGACGAGCAAGCTGTAATTATGTCGGCTCGAATGGCTTATGCGCTTTTCGGAATCCTTAAAGCTACTCTCACAGAAAACGGTAAAGGGATCGATGAAGATGCTCTTGGACGATTATCAGCGCGAAGCTAAAGACACTGCAATTTATCCTGTCAGTGCTCACGTAATCTATCCAGCGATGGGACTGGCCAACGAAGCTGGCGAAGTGCTTGGCAAGGTCAAGAAGATGATCAGAGACGGTACTCTTGATAAAGAGGCTACTCTCAAAGAACTTGGTGACGTGCTTTGGTACGTCGCTGTTCTAGCTGACGATCTACACACTAACCTGT